AAGAAATAGAAAAATTCGCAGATAAAATTTCAATATTATGTCAAGAGATTAATGATATTATTGAAAAAGAAAGAGAAAACCAAGATGGGTCTTTAGACGAGTTTGACGAAGATGAACAATATCAAGAAGATGAGTTTGAAGAAGATATTGACGAAGATGAGGATAAATAGTAAAGTAAATTATGGCTAAAGATATTAAATTATATAAAGATGGGCAAGAAGTTATTATTAACGAAACTCAACTTGATAATTTTATCAAACTTGGATATAAGCAAGAACAAGAAAAAAAGTTAAAACCAAAAAAGGACAATAAAAAATGGCAACACATCACGGAAAAGAAGGAGTAGTCAAAGCGGGTGGAACTGCAGTTGGCGAATTGACTTCATTTACGATTGAAACAACAGGGGACGTAGTTGAAGATACTCAATTAAGTGACGCAACGAAAAGTTTTGTAGCTGGAAGAACATCTTTTTCAGGTAGTTTAGAAATGCACTACGATGAATCAGATTCACCACAAGAAACTTTATCTGCTGGAAGTTCTATATCATTTGTTTTATTACCTGAGGGTGATACATCAGGCGATCAATCTTTCACAGGAACAGGTATCGTTACAGGTATGAGTATTAACAATGCTATGGACGCAGTAGTTTCTAGAAGTATAACTTTTCAAGGAACAGGGGCATTAGCTAAATCTACAGTATAATCCTAGTTTATGAAAGTTATTGATAGAGCAAAGTCTCATTTTGAAAGTTTAGGCGTACAGAATGTATCTGTGCCTGAATGGAAAGATGATGATGGTAACGCAACTGTTGTTTATTGGAATCCTATAACACTATCGGAAAAGAATAAATTATTTAAGAAATCAGATAATCTTAATGATGTCGGAATACTAGCTGATGTTGTTGTGATGAAAGCATTAGACAAAGATGGTAAGAAGATGTTCACGTTAGAAGATAAACTAGCGTTAATGCATAAAGTTGATTCTGATGTACTCTCTAGGCTAGCAACAGCTATGATACAAGCTATTACGCCTGACGAAGTAAAAAAAAACTAAAATCTGATCCTCAATTAAAAAATTTACTTATCGTTGCAGATAGGTTAAAAATATCCTTATCTTCTGTTTTACAAATGGAAGAATGGGAGTATAATACTTGGCTAGGTTATCTCTTATCGGAAAACGATGAACAAAAAGAGCAAATGAATAAAGCAAGACACAGATAATGGCACAAAAATTATTCTTAGATATAATAGCAAAAGATAAAACGAAAGCGGCATTCGGTGCAGTTCAAAGAGGATTATCAAATTTAAGAAGCGCAGTGTTTTCAGTTCAAGGTGCATTAATTGGTATCGGTGGTGGACTAGCTATAAGGTCATTACTTAATGTAGGTAGAGAAGTAGAAGAATTAGGAATAAGATTCAATTTTTTATTTGGTAATGTTGAAGAGGGTAAAAAAGCATTCGATGGTTTAATTGACTTTGCCGCTAGAGTTCCTTTCTCACTACAAGAGATTGCTGGCGCATCAGGAAACTTAGCTGTTGTTGCCAAAGACGCAGAAGAACTTAATAGAGTATTAAAGATTACAGGTAACGTAGCCGCAGTAACAGGATTAGATTTCAGAACTACTGCTGAACAAATACAAAGATCATTTTCATCAGGTATAGGAGCGGCAGACTTATTTAGAGAAAGAGGTGTTAGAGCATTACTTGGTTTTAAAGCTGGAGCAGTCGTAACCATAGAAGAAACTCAAAAAAGGTTTGAAGAATTGTTTGGCGAAAATGGAAGATTCTCAAAAGCCACAGAAGTATTAGCTACGACTTTCACAGGTACTCTTTCAATGTTAGGCGATAAACTATTTAAATTTAGAAGAGATACAAATGAAGCTGGATTCTTTGATTTTATTAAACAAGCATTGGTAGATATAAATAAATTAATAGAAGAAAATGAGCATGTGCTAAAAAAATTAGCATTACAAACTTCTGACTTTATGGTCAATGTTACTAAAAATGTTTTAATTGGTGGTGCAGTTTTAATGGATACATTAAGACCTGTATTTCAAATGATAGGTGTAGCTAT